TTGCAAGATATCTGGTCCTTGTACTGCGTCTGCCATAATCCCTCCTTAATTAAGATTACTAGATGGGGCCGAAGCCCCATCATAATTTATTTTATTACAGATTCATCCAAACTAATGAATACTCTGTAGTTGCACTAACACACATAACTTTTCCAATTGCTTGGCTTTCAGTTTCTACATCAGCATCCAATGGCTCAACTGCGCCTGCAGTTGTGTCCGATTGTACGCATGGTGCTGTTAGCACAAGAGTACCAGAAGTTAATAATGCAGCTGGTCCTTGAGTTTGAAACCAACCAAAATAGTCAGCTGTCATATCAACTGTTGTTGCACCAACACATGCACCTGTACCTGTAGCGGGAGCTACAATAAGATTTCTGTATGGGTTTGGCATTAAAGTTAACTCTGAGTTAGTTGTTAACGCTGTTTTTAGATCGTCATAACAAGTAATAATAACACTTGGATCTGAAGAGTGATCGTGAGCGGGGTTAGACTTAACTCTTAAACATTGTCCTTCACCATTCACATCATTAACAAATAGATAACCTTCAGCATATTGATTAGCTGTAAGATCTGTGTCTCCAGCTGTTTCAATAGATATTGCTGTTTCACCAGCTGCAGTTGTTGCAGTAGCAGCACAGTTAGTGTGATTAGCAACTTCTGTTACGTGTTGTACGAGTTTTCCAGCAGTAATCGCTGAGCCACCGCATTCTCCATATCTAAACTCTCTATCGTTGTAAATCAATTTACTTCCTAATGGAAATAATTGAGTTGAACTTTCAGCGAATGGATCTACAGTTGCTGCAGAACTACTAGCTTTACCGATCATTAAATCAGTAGGTCCGTAACCTGATGCAGCTGTATATTTCCAGTGTGCTCCATTTACGGTTATTGCTTGCCCTGATGAATTAACACTAAATTTATCAGTGTATACACCAGTTGAAGCTGCTTGTGTGGAAACTTTAAGACCAGATTCTGCTCTTACCGTTCCCTTAAACGTTGTATTTGCCATAATATTCCTCCTAGAATATAATAAATGTAGTCCCTAGGGGATGTCGACTATACGCGTCTACATTTAATTTTTTTAAATTTTGTATAGTGGTAAATTTATATGTTATTTTTAAATAGAGTGCAAGGGATCCCTGCATAAAAGTACGTTTTCAGCGATGTGGCGTTTATCTAAGTTGCCACAGAAACTTGGGCAGCTGAATCTCTAATTGCATTTTCTCTATCAGCAATTTTAAATTCTTCAGCTTTAATCTCAGTAATAATACCTTTAATTGTATTATCAATTTCGACCATGTTAAGAGTATATTTGCCATTTTGCTCATACTCCAACTGCCATCTCAACTCCAAGGACCTTTTTTGTTTGTATAGGTCTTCGGTCATGATTAACCTCCTCATAGGTTATTCTACGGGGTGTATCTCTAAACATTCCCGTTGATTCCCACTTTATACTCTTATCTCCTAATTTGTCAAGGATAGATTGTTCAATAGATTCACGATTATCCCCCGCTAAAACTTCAAATTTAGCGTGATGATCGTAAGCCCATATCTGTACTAGGAGTTTTTTAAGCATTTCTTACCTTACTTGCAAAATGTGGCGGAACTATGTCCCGCCACAAATTTATTTTGGATTACGCACCCTCTACACCGAAGATACCTCTATAGTCGGATACTCCAAACGAGTATCTTTCTCTAGCTTTGTATCTAACGTTGCCAGTATCAAAATCACCTTCCATAGCAGTTTTTAAAGCTGCTCTTTGGAACATTTTCATACCGTTAGGGACATCAGTAATGATGTACCAACTATCTGTATCAGTTAAGAAATTGTTCACTCTATAACCTTGAGGAACCATTCCCATTGATGCTACAGCGTTGATATCATTATCTGCTGTTCCAGTTCTGCCTGGAGATTTCATCAATCTCTCAGCATTGAACTGATTAGCTGAAGGAATAACCATTTTCATTCCTCTTGCTGCGACTCTTATTCCACGTTCATCTGTCATTCCAGCAATGTCAATTAAGCCTTGCTCTAATGATGTTTCGTTTAAGTCTGCTTGCGTTGTTAAAGTATTTTTAACTGCTGTTCCACTAACCGTTGTGTGATTAGTTGAGAACAAAGATACAGCATCACCAGAATCAAAATTATCCGTTGAAGGAAGACCTTGAATCAAAGGTGTTACTGCTTTTACTTGTTTCGCATTAGACATAGATCTTGCTAAAGCTTTTGTATATCTAGACGCGAGTCTGTCATACAAATTATCTTCAATCGCTTCTTCAGTGATTGAAAAAGCTAAAGCAATTGTGTCGTGTGTGTAACGTGCAGTGTAAGTTTCTTGTGCTTCATCGTAAGAAATACCAGATCCTTCCACTTTAACGTTTGCGTTTGCAAAACCACTTAACATTACTTCCTCTTCGAAAGCTCTGTCAGATGATTCTGTTGTATAAATTTCAGCGTGCTGATTTTCATACTGTTTGTACTCCAGGCCAAATAGTGCATTTAAACCTGGTTCTAGTTCTTTCACTAGCTGTGCTCGTGATATTGCCATGTTATTATGCTCCTAAGTTCCAGATCCGACAAATTCGGACAAGTTTGAAACAACTTCTAGAGAACAAAAAGATGCTGTAAGGTCGCTGTTTTCGACTTCCTCAGCACTTCTTAATAATCTCCAAGAGTGTGTTGTTGCATGTGTTGCTCCGATGTCAAGAGTTGTTGATGATTTACCTGTTGAAGTACTTCCACCTGTATTTGCATACACGGAGAAAGTTTCCATAAACTTCACGTGAGCTGCAGGAACTGAACTAGCTACTACGTCATCTGAAGCTATAGTATACTTCTGAAAAGGATAATCATTAACAAACGCTTGTGTGTCTTCACTGTTTGCTGGAGTAATTGTTGCATCGTACCAATGCGCCCAAGTGGGTTTATTAGTCGAAGCTGCTGTATAGTAGATTCCGTAAAGAACACCTATAGTCGTAACTGTAGTTGCACTTTCACCAGTAATCATATAACCGGCTGTCGATTTCATCGCCATGCCGTTAAAAAGATTAACTGTTGCTGCAGAATCAATCCAGTACTGAGATAGACCTTGAGTCGCAGGTAAATTACCTAACGTTCCACTTGGTCTAAACCCAAAACCGGCTGAGTTTCTATTAGCCATGTTTTACTCCTTAGTGTTTACATAAATGTAAACGGGTTAATTTAAATCGATGAGTAGGAATAGTTAAAAAATTAACTTTTCTTTGTACCACCGAAGGTTACGCGAGACTGCCTGTCAACATTGATAGGCATACTCTTATGCTCTTCCCTCATTAAATCGTTTTCAACCGCTTCGTTCTGACCTTCTGCTTGTTTAGCAAAATATTCAGTCCGAGACTTCGCAATTTCTTCGGGTACCCTTGCGAGTACAAGGCCACCAACCCCGATAATCCCCTTGTATTTTCCTTCAGTGACTACAGGATAATCTTGATCTTTATATTCATCGGCTCTCACCAATTCATAACCGGATCTTAATCTTCCAGAGATATTTTTAGAATCTTGAAATCCTAAACTCTCTGCCCGTATCCATCTGTGCCTGAATCCATCAGGTGCAGGGGGTGCATCTAGAGAAGATGGAGGAGCCCACACTTTTGGTCTTTCAGTATTTGACCGTGTTTGGCTCGCACGAGAAGTTTCTTTTGTTTCTTTTTTCATATGCTTATGCTCCTTCCGTGAGTTTTATTTGTTTTGCATACTCTTCGAGTGGCACACCTAATTTTTTAGCTATTGCTACCTGTGAAGATGTGAGTCTCACAGTTGTGCGTCCAGGTCTTACACTTCTCTGAGCTGAAGCAACCAACTGATTGGTCTTGGACGTTTGCTCTACATCACCACCTATAGCAAATTTATGCGGGAAGTCAACTTTTATTCGTTTATTAACTTCAGAATAATAGTCATCCGATTTAGGGTCGAATCCTTCATTTACAAGATCCTTGTGAATTTCAAAGGCAGTAAAGGTCATGGCTCGATCTTTGCCAAACCATGTGTTTTTACTAGCCCAAGCTTCTGCTTGAGGATCAGGTTCCGGTAAACTTTGCGGAGTTTGCTGTGGTAATCTTCCACCGTCTGATAGTTGTACAGGTTCCTGTTCAACTGGTTTATTTGCTTTGGCTTGCTCTAATTTAGCATTATCAAAGGCTAATGTTGCAATCCGTTTATTAGCTTCAACTTGAGCTGCTGCATCTCCAGATTCAATAGCGCCTGCTAATTCTTTTTGAGCAGATTCCATTCCTGTTTTTACATTTTTCTCAAATCTAGACCAATAATCAGTATCCATCTTTTTAAATCGAGACTGATCTTCTTTTCTTTGAGATTCTAAAGCTTGAGCATATTCAACAGCAGCACCTTCTCTACGTTCTGCTTCTCTCATTTTTCTTGTGAGTTTAGCAATACGTGATTGAACACCTTTACTGTATTCCTCTAACTTAGAATCATCTTCTTTAACTGGTTCTTCTTTTACTTCTTCTTCTTTAACTTCTTTTACTGTTTCTTCGTCCTTGGTTTCTATTACTTCTTCTTCTTTTACTTCCTCTGGTAAAGTTACATCGACTTCAGGTCCTGAAGTATCTAAATCTACTTTTGGGTTTTCTTGTTTTATTTTATTTTCCTCTGGCATAGTTTCCTTCCTATGGTTAATATTTGTGCAGGATATCTGTTGGATCCTGTACAGTTGCTAAAATTTCATCTTCATTTAAAAGACGAACTTCTCCACCTTCAATTTCTATACGTGATCCTGCATAACGTGCAAAGACCACCCAATCACCAACCGCGCACCACGGACCGTTTGGATATCTCTCTTTATCCCTATAACAAGCATCTCCCATTGCAAGTACACTTCCGCATTGCGATGCAACTTGTTGTCGGTCTATAGTTTCACCTCCTAGTAAGATTCCGCCTTTAGTTTTTTCATCCATTCTAAATGGTAAAACTAGCATTCTCCAACCAGTAGGTTTGGGTAATTTTGTTTTTTCTTTTGTGACTTCTTTTTGTTCTTCTGATCTTTTTAAACCAACTAAATCCTTATTTGGTAACTGTATTTTTTGTGTTGATGTCGACGACTGTTCCTTCATTTTGCTCCTTCTCATTAAGCAGGTTAGAGATTTCCTGTTTAGTTGCCTCTAAGGCATTTATTTGTCCTATTATATACTTGTATGTTTCCATACTGTCAACCCCTCCGGACGTTACCGAGATTGCAAGTGATTCTATTTTTTTGTCTAACGCTCTTTGTAATTTATAAATTACGTTTTCTAAATCCATTAAATTAAATCTTTATAGTATTCTTCGTAGCTTTCATTTGAAACAGGTACACCTGCTAAATCACTTTTAATGTGTGATCCAATATATTTTTCCTTTGCAGGATATACAAAATCTTTTTTTGTTTCGCTTAATATTACTTCTTTTTTCTGTCCAACAGATGTTCTAGAATTAGCGATAGTGGGTCTATATCGTGGGTTTACCATTATTAAAAGTCCTTTGGAGGATAGTAATGTTTTACTAAATTTTTAGTTTTGTCTACTGATTTTTTTAATTTTTTAAGACTTTTATCTGTTTTAGAGAAAGTTCGCTCTAAACCGGATTTAACTGATTCTAATTTTGCTTTAGCCGCTTTAGATTTAATCTTGTCAGCCGAACCAATATTATACTTTCCTTTAAGACTAGTTATAGTCTCTGAAATTTTTTTAGCCTTTAATACGTTTTTTAATTTAAGGCCTAATCCTAATAATCCCATTATTTTTTTCCTCCACGAAATATTTGTGTTCCCTTTATACCAAATATGCTGGCACATACAAGTATCCATAAATTTGTAAACCACGAGGGAAGCGCTGAAAAATGTTCAAAGAACATTTTTATCTTTTCCATGGCCGCCGGATCATCTGACCAGACCCCCCAGGCCAAAATTATTATGGGCAATGTGAGAATGCAAAGGACAATTTCGTCCTTGTAGTCGTTTTGCCGGGCCTCTAAAAGTTTTCCCTGGTAAGTTTCCTCGCCGCTGGCCATCTTTCGCGCATGCATGTGTTGTGCATCCGCCATAGCCATCTTTGTCTCTTGACGCTTTTTGTAAATGTGAGTTCCAGCGTTAAGAGCTAATTTTATAGCACCAAACCACATACTAAACCCAGGTTACGTCTTTTTGTCGTCTAGCAGCGCCTGAGCCAGAAACAGGTTGTTTGTTTCCAACTGCTAATCTAGATTTTCCTCTAATGCTAGTTTCTGATCTAGGATCAGTTATAACTTTAGATGCTTCCATCTTAACAGGCTTACTTTTTTTATAATTCCACGCCATTATGTGCTCCTTTTTTATTTATTATAGCTCTTTTTTTAGTGTTTGTCACTATCTAGAGCTACCATTTGTTTTAGGTTTCATTTTTGCAAGTGTCAATCTGTTTTCATTTGCCATTTCTTGCTTCTCAATT